CAAGGTCGCCAAAGATGCTCGTGTTTTGAACGGTATCTTCACCGTTGGTCACAGCATCAACAATTTTCTTTTTCTTTTCTAGTAGATTATAAACATACTCGTCAATCGTCTCCGGCGCAAGCAAATACCACGCCGTTGCGCCATGCATGTCGTTTGTACGACCATAGCAACGACTTACGCACTGTTCGTGAATCGCTGGTGTCCACCCAAGTTCGCAGAAGACCACATCGGATGCAGCCGTAAGCGTTAAACCCTCTGACGTTGCCTGCATGTTTCCAATAAACATTCTGCACTTTGGGTCGTTTTGAAATGAATCAACCGACGCCATGCGATCATCTGTAGAAACACCACCACGAACCTTTACGGCAATGTCCTTGTATCGTTCGTAAAGTTTCTCTACAAGTTCAATGTGCTCTGCAAACACAATGACCTTTTCAGTATCGCTAGACTCAATGAAGTTGTCTAACCATGAGATGATGCTGTCATACTTAAGCTTTGAAACCGCGTCACGTAGTCCGGTTATACGAATAAGGCCTTGATTGCGCTCAAGCCTAAGTCGCTTCTCCCAATAAGCCTTTGATCCATCGCTTCCTTCTTCCTCGGCAATTGCTTCAGCACGCCTTGCAAAGTATTCAACAACATCAGACTCAACCTTTTTGTAATTTGCCATTAGTTCTGGCTTTGGTGAAAGGTACTGAACTGCATTGCGTAGCGGTGGAAGGTCGCCATAAACGTCTGCCTTCATACGACGAACAAAGCACATTGAGCGAAGCTTTTCGTTTAGTTCTGCTGCGTTAGTTGACATGCCTCTTTTTGGTGCGTAGCGACTCTTAAATCGCCATGAGCCACCAAAGTCATCAAGTCTCCCAATCGCTTCGAGCTGTGAAATTAATTCCTCGGGCCTATTGGTAATAGGCGTTCCAGTCAAAAGGAATACAAAATCATCGTCCTTAACTGATTTAGCAAGAGTCATTACTGCATCAGTTCTTTTAACAGACCATTTCTCTGACGGTGCATCAAACGTTGAACCACACTCACACTTTTTAGCGTTAGATCGAACAGGCTTATCGCACATAACACAAAAAGACTTTCTTTCACCGTTCTTAATTGCGTGTGCTTCATCAACAACAAGAGATTGAAACCCATGCTGGAAAATGTCCGGTATGCGCTCGTAGAGAATGTCGTAATTGATAATAATTACATCGGACTTTTCAATTCTTTCGCTCTTTGTTCCGTTAAGAACAGAAACTGAAAGACTAGGAAAGAACTTTTTTGTCTCTCTTTCCCAGTTGAGCTTGAGCGTGTTGGGACAAACAACAACCATTGGGTAACGATTTTCTGATGCAATGGTTGCAAGCGCTTGTGCTGTCTTACCAAGTCCAGGTTGGTCTGCAAGAATTGCTTTGCGTGCTCGTTGCAAATACGCAACACCTGCTTGTTGGTATGGAAGAAGTGGAATTGCAATGTTGGGTATCTCAACTTTTGCATCTAACGACGAAGAAGCTTTGACCATCTCCTCGGCCTCTTCAATGAATCTTTGAATTTCGTCTTCTAGCTCATCGCAAACCGTTAAGCCAAACCTTGACGCAAGCATTGAAACTTTTTTAATGTTTTTACGTGGTGTGCGCCAAACCTTTTTACTAGCATCCCACTTAATGCCGGGGACTATGGTGCGAACCGAATTAATGATTTGAGGATCGTAACTAAATTGAATAACAATGTCATCACCCTCAACGTTTACATTTTTAAAACCACCAAGAAGGCTTTCTTGAATTTCTTCAGGAGCATTGCGTATTTCTTTTGGAAGATCAATGTTCCATTTGGAAGCGAGGGCACGAACTAGTGGCGCTGAAGACATGGGAAAGATGTTTGCCTTCTCTGCATCGCTCCATTTACGACCTTCAATTTGACGGCAATCTTCAACAAAAGCTTTGCTATAACGGGAATAAACGATGATGTAATTGCCGTCCACCACCGCGTAGTTCTTTTGTGCGTAGTATGTTTTCATAGGCCGAAGCCTACACGAGTACCTTCGCCTTGTCAAATCAGAAAGACTTGACATTGAACATTTGTTCCTGTAACATGTGGTTCCCGCCAAAATTGAAAATGAGAGGATTTGATGGCAAAAACAGTAAAACCAAACGAAAACACACTCGAGAGTGTGATTGACGAGATCAATAAGAACTTTGGGCCCGGTACCATTGTACGTTTAAATAGTGCCGAGGTTACGCCAATTGAGGTCATTTCTACGGGGATTTTGCCCTTAGACCTAGCTTTGGGGACCGGTGGCCTGCCCAGAGGACGCATTGTAGAGTTCTTTGGACCCCCTTCTTCGGGTAAGAGTACCCTAGCTATGCACGCCATCGCAGAGGCCCAAAAAAGGGGCCTACAGTGCGCCTACGTGGACGCTGAGCACGCCCTGGACCCTGGCTATGCGCGGGCTTTGGGAGTGAACCTTGACGAACTGCTTTTGACCCAGCCTTCAACGGCTGAACAGGGTCTAGAAATAACCATTCGTCTAGCCGAAACAGGCAAAATTGCCGTAATTGTGGTGGACTCTGTGGCAGCACTAACCCCTAGGGCAGAACTAGAGGGTGAAATGGGTCAGGCAAACGTAGGTTTGCAGGCTCGTTTGATGGGTCAGGCACTACGAAAGTTGACCGGACCGGCATTTGACAGCAATACTTTGGTTATCTTTATTAACCAGCTCCGTGAATCTATTGGCAAGATGTTTGGTCCAACCGAATTCACTCCCGGCGGTCGTGCCCTTGGTTACTACTCATCTGTGCGACTAGACATTCGACGCATTCAAACCATCAAGAAGGGTGATGACGCAACTGCTAACCGCACCCGAGTAAAGGTGGTTAAGAACAAGCTTGCTACACCATACCGACAGGCGGAGTTTGATCTTGTGTATGGAATTGGCGTTCCAAAAGAAGGCGCACTGCTTGACTGTGCAATTGATTTTGGTGTTGTCAAGAAGTCCGGGGCATGGCTCACCTATCAGGGCGAGCACATTGGCCAGGGACGTGACAAGGCTTGTGTAAACTTGAAAGAGAAGAAAGAACTTTACGAATCTATTTACCAAGAGGTAATGAGCAAAGTAAATGACGTTGATTTTGAAATGGAGATTGCTGATGCCAGTGAAGAAGATTGATGCTCAAGAAAAAAACGAAAACTTGATATTAAAGGCTATAAAAAAATGGAACCGTAGCCACAAATACGGCCCAAGCTTTCGCGATCTTGTTGAGATGACAGAGTTATCACTTGGAACGGTCCATGGCGCTTGCCGTGATCTTAGAGACAAGAGGAAGATTCACTACATTGACGGCGTTGCCCGAACTATAAGGATTAAGTAATGGAAAATGTAAAGATTATTCCTGTATGGGATAAGAACAACGAAGAGTGGCTTGAGCTACGCAAAGGCGGTATTGGTGGATCCGATGCAGGCACTATTTGCGGGGTTAATAAATACAACTCACCGTACGCCCTGTGGTCAGAAAAAACTGGCATTGTTGAGCGCACGTTTGAGGGTAATGAAGCTACCGAATGGGGTAACATTCTTGAACGTCCTATTGCAGAGAAGTACGCAAAGGATTACAACGTTGCCGTTGTTGAATGGCCCGTAATCATTTGGTCAGAGCGAGATGGCCAAGAGTTTATGTTTGCCAACCTTGACTTTCTTATTGTTAAGCCTTCCGAGCAGTTCCCTGCCGGTGTTGTTAGTCAATACAGGAATCTAGCTATACCGCCTTGTGGCATTGAGCGCATTCTTGAAGTCAAGACCGCCGGTATTGCTAGTCCGGGAAATCCTGGCGCATGGGCAAACAATCAGGTTCCTCAGAGCTACATGCTTCAGGGGTATCACTACGGCGTTGTGACCGGTGTGAAAGCGATTACCTTCTGTGCACTAATTGGCGGACAGGGACTTCAAGTTCGTAACATGACATGGGACGAGGAGATCGCAGAGAATCTTATTGCAGCCGAGTCAATGTTTTGGGATGCAGTAACAACACTCAACCCACCGCCTACTGACGGTAGCGAAGCAACCGAGTCTGCTCAATCAAAGATGTACCCACGCCACTCAACCGGCAAAGTGTACGAAGGCGGAGCAGAACTTAAGGAACTATGGGCTGAATTTACCTTGGCCAAGGAAGCTTCGGAAGATGCTGAGCGTGAGCGCAAGCGACTTCGTGCGCAAATACTAGAACTTGTTGGGGATGCAGAATACGCAACCGTAGATGGACAACCACTGTTCTCTTACAGAGCCAACAAGGATTCTGAGACGTTTGACTCTAAGAAGTTTCAAAGTCAAATGCCAGAGATTTATGTCCAATTTACCAGCCTTAGACCTGGATCTAGGGTTCTTCGAGAAATCAAGAATTAGTTCTTGACAAACGAGCCAACAACCTTTATAATCAATTATACAAACAAAGAAAAGGAACAAATATGCAAAGCGAATCAATTAGCGAACTAGTCACCGCACTAGTAGCTGCACAGGCAGAATTTTCTGCCGTACCGAAGGGTTCAGTAAATCCGTTCTTTAAGAGTACGTATGCTGCACTGCCAGATGTTGTGGCAAGTGCTGGTCCAGTACTTGCAAAGCATGGTTTAGCTGTTAGTCAATTCATCACCTACGATGATGCGGGTGGCGACCTACTTATGACGTACCTTATGCACACTTCAGGTGAGTTCATCTCTTATGCAATGAAATTGCACATGGTAAAGAATGACCCGATGTCGCAAGGTTCGGCTACGACATATGCTCGTCGCTACTCCTACATGGCTTGTTTGGGTCTTGTGGCCGATTCTGACGATGACGGTGTTGCGGCAAGCACTCCGTCAGCAAGCGCGTCCAAGCCAAGCTTGAGCGAAAAGGTTGCTACTGCGGCATCTGCACCCCGAGCATCGGGTGGCAGTAGTCGTGCAGTAACAGAAAACCAAACCAAGGCAATTTGGGCTATTACCCACAAGGGTCTTGGTTGGGACGACTTACAGATGTACGATAAGATTGAAGAGCTAACTAATCGCAAGGTTAGTTCGCTTGAGGAATTGTCTATGGACGATGCCAAACTTATCATTGAATCACTAAAAGCACTACAAGACGCATAAGGAGAATTATGTCAACATCAATTACAATTATCGGTAACATCACTCGAGATCCAGAGCTCAGCTTTTCTAATGACGGTTTGGCTTACATTCGTTTCGGTGTTGCTGACACATACAAAGACAAGTCAGGAACAGAATCAACATCTTTCTATGACGTTGTAGCCTTTGACTCAGTAGCAACAAACATTGCTGAGAGTCTTGTGAAGGGTTCACGCGTAGTTATCGTTGGTCGTCTTTCACTTAAGGACTTTGAGCGCAAAGACGGAACTAAGGGTACAGCAGGAGAAATTGTTGCTGACACCGTTGCTGCCGATCTTCGTTGGGCAACTGCAAAGATTACCCGTAACGAAAAGAAGGAATCAGTAATGAACGGTTCAGGTTCATCAAAGGGTTTTGACAACTTCTAATGAACAGTTCTGCTCCACTCAGTCACGCAAAGATTGAAGAAGCCATGCGTTCGGCCATCTCCACTATGGAGAGGCTGACGCAAGACTTCACACGTATTTGTGATGATAAAGCTGAGGCAGAAGAACGGTACAAGACCGCTTATGCTCAGGCAAGAATTGAAGAGCGCATGCATGCTGATGTTGATGGCAGGAAACTGACTGTTGACATGGCTGATGATCACGCACGGGTGGCAACAAAGGCAGAGTTTCGCTCGCTTGCAGCAATGGAAGCAAAGCACGACGCCTGTCGCCAAGCGTTGCTTACAGTCCGTTCACAGCTTGAAGGTTTTAGAAGTTTGCTTGCTTCATACAGAGAGATAGGAGCCTAATGTCTACATACGATGACGCTTTGACTCACTACACCGAAGAACTTCTTATCAGGGTTAGGGAACTAACCGCAGAGAACGAACGGATGCACAGTCAATTGTCGGAAGCACATCGCCAGATAGCCATTCTGGAAGAACAACTGATACACTATTATTTGTGAAAAGACGAAAACCATTGCAGACTAAAAAGGGGCTCGTATCGCGAGCCCCTTTAGTCATTAGATCGGCCCTAAAAGCAAAAAGCGGGCTTACAGCACATAAAGCGCTGAAGCCCAGGTCGGATAGAATGAAGAAGATTTACGAAGAGCGTAGACCATTCGTAGAGGAAATGCTAAAGAAGTTTCCTGTGTGCCAAGTGTATTGGAACGAGGAGTGTTTTGGCGTAGCAGTTGATGTGCACGAAGTTAAGGCTCGATCTGCCGGTGGAAAGATTGTTGGA